AACCTGTCACGAAATCTGAAATTTGCTACATCTGTCATAGACCCCTCCTGTCAGTTACGCCTCATCAACGAGGTTGTTCCTCTTACCTTTCTTTCCCTTCTTAACAGGAATGTCATCTTCCTTGACATCACCTGTAACATACTCTGTATCCTGTACTGGTGCCTTTGCAGCCTTAAGCTCAGCTCTCAGCTTTTCATTCTCACGTAAAAGCTCCTCATTGGAAACCTTGACATCAGCAGGTTTTCTGCTGTGAACGACAACACCACCAGTCTTAACAAGTGACTTGAGCACTGGATTATCTGACATCTTAAGATAGTCATCATCAGTAAGCTCAAGATAATCACCAGACAGAGAGTTAGGGATGACTTTTCCTCCGAACACATATGAACGAGAGGATGTTGTTCTCAACCACTTTGCCATAATATCACTCCTTAACCCTGTGTACCGAAACCGCTGTATACTTCAACAGCTGCTGGGATAGGTGCAATGATACCTGCAACACGTCTCAGTGTCTTATACTGCTCATTGTACATACCTGGAATTACAGGGAATACAAACTTCTTAAGTGCTGTTGCATAGAAGTTGGTAGGCTGCTTCTCGTTCTCAGGACCTGCACCGATTTCAGGAGCAGAGATTACCATGTAGTCGAAGCTGTTAGGGTTGAAGATGCTGCCAGCTTTCAGCAGAGGTTCTGCTACCCATTCGATTGTAGGTGTGGTTCCGTTAGGACCCTTACCTGCAAGATATGACTTAGCGAATGTCTGCATAGCAACAGTTGCATCATATACATCAGAGTATGGCATTGATGTCAGATAGTTGTAAGCTTCAGGAGAAACTGCAATCTTGATGTGGCTGAACTTGTTGTCAGCTTTTGTCAGGAAGTCGTTAATCTTGCCTGCAATCAGTCTGAATGCATCAGAACCTCTGGTTGTTGATGTAGCACTGTTGAACAGCTGCTTCATACTCTTATTAGTATCCCATGTCTTCACTGCGTTGATATCCATAAGACCGAGTGTACCAGTCTCAGCATTACCATAGTAGATAAGGATAGAGTCAATCATATCCATTACATAGTTAAGGTATGCCTGCTTTCTTGCAATCGGGCTTGTACCGATAGGACCGAACTGCTTTCTGGCTTTCTCTTCCAGTGTGATGGAATATGTACCCATGATGTTGATGATAGGAGCAGAAAGCATACCGTTCCGTACGTTTACATCATTTGCCATGTTGTTCTGGAGAGAACCAGTCTGTCCGATTACACCCCAACCTGCATACTCCTCAAGGAAGAGTGTGAAGATTTCTGCAAACGGATTGTTACCAGCATGCTCAGTTCTTACCATCTCCTTAGCTCTGGAATAACCAAGAGGTTCCTTCCATACTTTAGAAAGATAAGCGATGTTCTGAGGTGAGAACAGCTGACCAGCAATAGGGTCAAACTCTGCATCACCAGCGATACACATCTTGATATCATACTTACCAGTCTCATAGTTATATACAGGTCTTACCTGCACCTTGCTCTGGTCTGTCTTGAACATAGCGTCACCAGCTGCTGTTCTGATTGTCTTTCCGATAAGATTCTCATCACCTACCAGAATAGGGTCAGACATAGCATGAGCAGGAACACCAAAGTTAGGGTCCCTTGCATCACCGATAGACAGCTCACAGCCTGACATAGCTTTTGCGAGACCAGCATCACGAGAAATGAATTCATCTACCATTCCTCCGAGTCTTTCACAACCTTTACCAAGTTTTAAATCCATTTTAATCCTCCTTATGCTGAGATTGTGTAAGCAGATGTCAGCATAGCACTACCAGTAAGTCCTTCCTTGACTGCGATAGCTTTGATAGTTGTTGCTGCTGTCAGCTTAATCTTAGCTGTGTATACAGGTGAGTCAAGTGTAGGTGTTGTGCCATCAAGTGTGTAATGGATTGTTGCACCAGTTGTAGTTGTTGCAAGAGTTACCTCTGTGTTAGCTGCAACTTCGCCTGCTGATGGGTCAGCTGTAGGTGTAGCTACCTGTGTCACAGACTCGTTAGAACCTGCTGCCGCAAGTCCTTCCATACCAAAGAATACTTTAGCTCCATTAGGGTCATATGTCTCATAGACAAATGCCTTGAGCTTTGTGTATCCTGTCAGAGAATCAGCATTGTATGCTCTGAATGCAATCTCACCAGTAGCATTGTTTACCCATACTGAGCATCCCTCTACAGGTGGCATCTGTGTGATGTCATATTTAAGGATGTCAACAAGACCGAATGTTACTGCTGTCATTGGCTTACCCTTGAAATAGTAATCATTCATAGCTGGGTCAGCTCTCATGATTGTTGGGTCAAGCATTGCAATACCTTTGATTACGTTTCCATCAGGAATACCAACCTCAAACACTCTTCTGTTTGTAGTAGGGTCAATGGAAACCACTGTACCGAAGTGAATGTCATCACCTGCGATACCACCGATAGTCAGAGGAAGCTTGTCTACAAATGTAGGAACTCCCTGCACGACACCGTTACCTTTGAAGCTTACAGGTGGGAAAGGTCCCATGTTCTGATACTGCATCATCTACCTCCAAATGTGTCTTTCATATATGCCTCAACAGCATCTTCCTTACCTTTCTCATCACCTGCGAGAGGCATGTCAAGGTCTGCTGTCTGTGCCTTTTTGCTTACAAGCTTCTCTGCAACCTTGTCAGCAAGCTTGTCAAAATCGAATGCATCACCAGCTGCATCTTTCTTTGGCTCTTCCTTCTTTGGTTCCTCTTTCTTCTCGTCACCAGCAGGCTTGCCTTCTCCGCAACCGTCACCATTCTCTTTCTTAGGTTCCTCTTTCTTAGGTTCCTCTTCTTTCTTCTCATCACCATGCTCACAAACACAAGGTGACTTGCCGCACTTCTCACATGGTTTCTCATCACCTACAACAGTCTTCTGATAGAATTCATCTACAATACCAACTGCTTTCTGGATGTTCTCCTGTGATTCACCCTTTGCCTTTGCAAGCTCATCAAGGTAGCCAGTAAACTCTTTGTTTGAGTCACCTACAATTTCCTTGATTTTCTTCACCTGTGTCTCAGGGTCTGCTCCTACAGCGATAGACTGAATCAGCTCAGAGACCAGGCGTTCATCACCTGCAAGGGGTTTCTTCTTACTTCCGAAGATTTTACTGAAAACTCCCATGTATTTCACTCCTTTGTGATTATTTATGAACTTCACCAACGGTGAAGCGTTGTCAAGAGAGTCCATCACCATACACTGAGGACCACCCCTTGCACATTCACATATAAGAAGGTGATTGACATCATTGAAACCATCAAGCACAGCATGATAGGTCACACCTTTGTACTCACCTTTCTTCCATTTGATTATAGGGTCATAGCCCACGGAGAGCTGACCGAACTTCTCATAAGCCTCCACACCACGTTCAGCTGTGATGGTACCTGTAGTGTACAGGTATGTCTCACCATCCTTCTCATCAACTTCTTCCTGAACTGTGTCACCGACCATACCTACAACAAGGTCCATGCTGTTCTCTCTGTCTACAACAACATGGTGACCTGTGATGATTGGAACACGTGCAAACTTATCTTTATTCTTGACAAGAACATCTGCTGGTCTCAGGACATTAATCCACTCAAGACCCTCAAATTCCTTAGGAATAGGAAGAAGACCGAGAAGGTCAGCCTCACTTATGTTATATGTGTAGATGCCGCTGCCACAAATACGCATATTCTTGACGATACGACCACCTATGTTTGTCGTCTTTGGAGTCAAGTCTTTGATTGGCATGTCACCGACAATCTGTTTCATACTCACATAATACCTCTTTCATAATACTTTGTAAAGTGGTAAATAATAAAAATTATTATTTTTTATATGCAACCACCACAATACCTGCCACAACACCTACTGCAAATGCTATCACACCAGTCTTCATCAGTGTCTTAAGACTGCCCACTCTTTGCTCGTAATAAGATGTCTTTAGCTCGTCTAATAGCTTGTCTTGCTGTGACACAGTGTCCTGTAGCTGAGTCAACTGCTGCTCCTGCTTGTCCAGCAAGTTCATTTGCTTGCTGATTGAGTTGTGAGCTGTTTGCAAGTCCTTCTCCAATTTGTTCAGTTCCTCCTCCGATGAGTCCAATAAGCTCAGCAACTCCTGGTACTGCTCTTCCTTTAAAGTAACGTCTGCATACAATGAAGATGAAAACAGCAATGAGAGCAACAAAAATCCACATAAGAACCTTCTTAATCTTATTCCACACATCATACCCCCTTAACATTTGTTCTGCTGACAGCATCTGTCAGGAACTGTTCAATCTCACCTATCATGTCTGTCACAGGTCCATCACATCCCTGTTCCTTAAGACCCTTAAGAGCAGCAAGTATGCCACGAAGCTGCAAGCCCTGCTCATTCTTAAGAAACTGAATCTCCCTGTCCTGCTCCTTCTGGTGGTCAACCCATCTAACGACCTTTGCAAAATAGGTGACCACTGTCACAAATGCACCAATTACGGATGCAAGTGTGATGATTGTCTGCCATGTAAGTGTTACCTGCATCACATTCCTCCTGAATTATGCTCTATATTTATTACTATTTTTCTATCAGGATAATGATATGCAACATTTCCTGATGTTTTATCTATATTATAAATAGGTCCTTGTATATCATTTTCTATATTAAATATACTTATATCAGAAACTGATTTTGGTTTATCTTTAGTGAAAGGTTTTGTTGAATATCTATTAGGTTTTTTATTCAAATCACGTAACCTATATAGATAATCTATTAACTCCTTCCATTCTTCATCAGTCAAATCATATAATGATGGTAATCTAACATAAGCAATAGCTGAATCAGCACCAAATGTATTGACAACGGAATTAGCTATCTTTACATAACCTTCATCTTCTTTTATATCTGCTGCTGTCTGTACCCTCAATGTATCCCTAGGTCCTAGACCAATAGGTGTGTTACTATATTTAGTATCAGATATATAATACTTAGTAGCCCCTGTATCATTTGGATGAAGTCCACCTACTGATTCAAAAAATACATGATTACCTTTTCTATCTTTACCAAGATACCATGCAAAATGAGGAAAATTATCTTTTACATTCTTTACATCATAAGCAACCCAATCACCTGGTCTCAAGTCTGCATACATTTGACTTTTAGCAGGAATTAACTCTCCCTTTTCATTATATTTGTTAACATATCTTATTGTTTCACCAAAATCTTTATGACTTCCTTCTTGCTTATGTCCCATAACACCGAATAGAGGATATGCTTGTACATCAGATGCACCTTCAGCTTTTGTATAATTAAGCATAGATGATAATCTAAAACCACAGTCATATTTAAGGTGTGTATAAGCCCAATCTAACAGGCTCTTAAGATTATTCAATGTTTTAACAGACATATGTCACCTTATGGGGTATCTGGTGTTTCCTCAGCAGCCTTTACAACAGGCACCCATGCACCACCCTCACCTGCCTCAGGGTTCAGGACATAATCTTCCACACCACCTGTAGCATCTGATACGTGAGCAATCATGAACGGAGGCATACCTGCAACTGGCAGGCTGTCCTTCTCAGATGAATCACACCAAATCTCCGCATTACCATTGTTATTCTTGTAAACCATGACTTCCTCCTATTTTGTCAATTTTCCTGTATTCTTTCCACCAGATGCAGACACTGTGTTGCCCTGGTTCTTGCCCATAGGTTTATTAGCACCAGCCTGTGCCATCTTCTCCTGTGCTTTCTCATAATCACTCTTGACACGTGACAGGTCATCCTCAGTGAATTTAACTGTAGGGAAGAACTGCTTGCACAGCTTTATAGCCATGTCAGGAGCCACACCAGATGCTGCGAAGCTTGACACAGATGCGGCGAAACGTGCACCAGCCTCAGCAAGGTCACGTTCTGTCGAGATGACAGGTTTTGCAAATGTCATCTTCACTGTGTCCTTATGCTTCCATTCCTCTGAGTTGAGACCGAATGTATGTATGATGAGAGCTTCTGTGCAGTGCTGCATTGTCCTCTCGATGAACCTCTGCTTCATCTGAAGGGTCTCAGACTGCTTGAGAAGTGATTCTGTGGTGTTGTCACTGAATCCCTTGTTAGGTGTATGCCACAGTGACGGTTCAGGAATCTCACATGAAGCTGCAAGGTCACTCTTGAGAGCACCTACAAAGTCCTCAAAACCTGTGTATGTACGGTTGACAACCTCAACCTCACCGACCATGTTGACAGCCTTAGGATGAACTGATGACCATTCAGCCATCTTCTGCTCATTGAGCTTCATCAGCTCCTCAACCTTGTTTACACCTATTGTTGCATTAAGCACGTCAAGAGGCAGCTTGTACAGGATGAGTGACATCTGCTGTGCCATAACATAGATTGAGTTCTGTGTAATCTGATAACCGAAGTACTGTCTTATCCATCCAGCGAAGTCTGATGGTGCCCAACCTAAGTTATAGAGTGCAATCCAGTATGGCATAGGTGTAGGCTTGATGAGAGCACATCTTGAAGTGTTGATTGTGATTCCACCCTGAGGAATGTAGATATGCTCAGGACAGAGATAGTCCTTAGCTGTGACAATATAATTAGGTACAACACACAGATTCCATCTGTCTATATCAACCCAGCGTGTTATCTTTCCATCAATCTTATCTATCTTATTATCGTATGAAGTGTATGTATCATTATCAAAAACAGGATAGAGAAGTGAGCCACCATAGATGAATGCTGAGCAGATGGCATCTGAGCACTTGTCATTGAATCCTGTTATCTCAGCTGCATCCTCAAGCTTCTGCAACCTGTCCTGGTCCCAGAAATCAGGCTCATATCCCTTGAATGTGGCACCATCAAGTATCATAGCACGTGACTTCTTGTCTATGATTGACTTCGGAAGACCGCCCTGTGCATACACAGATGACCCCTCGTAAGGACCAAGCATGACAGGAATATCAGCATTTGTATACATAGACGGGTCAAGCAGTGTGCCTGTACCGTTCTTGTAGTTTGTGAGCATGTCACCAGCAATCTTCAGATATACTGTGTCATGAGCTTCCTGCAATGAGTGAATCTTACCTACATGCTCTATATATTTACCCTTCACATGGTCAAAGTTTGCAGCACATATGTCATCACATTGTGTGGATGAGAGCCTTACAGAATCACCGAAGCTTCCACCTGATATGATGCCGAACACCTCTGCAATATATTCATCAGGGTTATGTGACAGCTTTACTGCCTGTCTCTTTGTTATCATGCAGTCCTCCTCCAGCAGTATGCCTTGATATATGGAGGCATATTATTAAATGTGAACGGCTGACCTGAACATGCTGTCCAGTTATTTGTATCCTGATATACATAACCTCCATCGGTACGACCAACCCATGAACGAGATGCATCAAATCCGAAACCTCTTGTCTTACCTGCTGAGTCAGAAGTACCCACATGATTACTAGCAAAGTCATAAAATGCTCCCTCAGCTGTAGCTCCACCATGCTCTCTATTTTCTGTCAGCTGGCTTGCTGCATATGAACCAGTTATATTCATAGCACCACGACCATGATAATGTGCAGGAATATTAGTTGCATTAAGATATACTGTTGTAGTAGTTGAACCACCACTGTTATTTCCAGCCAAAGTACCTGCATATACATTGGCATCAGCTGATGCATACAGGAACCTGTTTGTTATCCTCTCCCATGTTCCACCGAACAGCAGTGATGGGTCTGTAGGTGATGAGGACCAATAATAACATCCAACAGGATATACCACATTGAGTATATTTGACAGGATGGCAGCTATAGTTGTGGCACCATTCTTATTAACTAAT